CCATACGTAGCAGCGTTCGACATGTCCTGCCCTTCTGTAGTCTGGTCTTCTGTATAGCCCGCATTTTCCTTTAGCCTCGTATTAGCGAAGCCCGCTTTAACATACTTACAGCCTTCGTCTACAGCTACCTTTAATATACCGTTAGCGTCTTCTAAAGCGCCGTTCGTTATGTTATGCCTATTTCTTACCCTAGGGTTATCTTTAGGTACTTCTATTTCGTAGTTTATACTTCTGCCGTCTTTACGTTCGTAGTTAGCTAGAAAGCGTTCGATAATGCTATAGTCTGTTCTATCTTTAGGGCCTCTACTGTCGCCCTTAAACCCTGTAGCGTCGCCATGTACTATTATAGTAGGGTTATGCGGTAAGTCTAGCCAGCCTTTACCGGCCCATTCTTCTAAAGCGTCTGCTGTACGCGCCCCTTCTACTGCTACTTCGTCGAAGAACTTAAACATACGCTTATTCTTATCCTGGTATTCGTCGTCTAAAGCTTCTGGGTTAAACTGAAAGCAGCAGCTAGACATAGGCTTCGAATGCGCTATATTAAAGTCGAAAGACAGCCTTATAGGTAGCTTCTTATTTAGTTTTATTTCGCCTTTCTTAGCTATATGTTTTTCTGGCGCATAGTTATAGTATATAACGTCTGTAGAAATATACAGCCATTCGCCGAAAAGTAAACGACGTATCATTTTACTATCGTACTTCTGCTTTAATTTTTCTATGTACCAGGACGGTAAGAAGGGGTTCTGTTCTGTTCGCGATAAATAACAGTGGGTAGTCTCGTTTTTCTGTAAGTAGTAACCTGTCTTTTTAGCGTCTTCTAAGAATTCTTTATATGCTGGGTGCGAAGGGTCTGAAGGGTTACAGGCTGCTATAAAAATATTTTCTGGTACATGCGGTAGACGCCCTAGCCTGGCTATACATTCAATATAGAAAGCCCAGTCTTTAGCGTCGTTTTCTGTTATTTCTTCTATAACTATCATGCTTAACTGTAGCGAACGAAATTTTTTATACTTCTTATCGTGCCAGCTTCTACTTATTATTTCGCTGCCGTTAGCGAACTTAATATAACCCCTTTCATGGCGTACCCAGTAGTCTACCCCTTCTTCGAAGCTGCCTGTAAGCATTTCTAGTATAGTTTGAAAGATAGTATCTTTTAAGTCTGGTAACGTCTTACGCCCTAGCATTACCCTAGCGCCGTCGAATTCAGTTACATGTTTTAAGGTAAGAAAGGCTAGTAAGGTAGACTTAGCAGAACCTACAGAACCGCTTAGTAAAATATAATGCGGGCCTAGGTTATAATTAAACCGCTTCTTTATATCGTATATAACCCTGTACTGATAAGGTATTACTTTAGGGTTAAATTCGAAGAAGCTAGGCGTACTAGTAGCGCCTATTTTTTTCTTTTCTGCTAACATGTATTTAAACTACCTTAATATTTATCATAGCAGAAGCATTCTTTTTCTTTAGGCCGTAAGTCGTATGCGTAAATTTTACCTGGTTCTAAGTCGCCGTAGTCCATTATAACGACTTCTAGCGCGTAAAGGTTAAAGGCTAAAGAACCTAAGAATAATACTAAATAAAAAAGCTGCATATAAGTCCTTTTATTCTAGGGCCGTCCAGTGGCCTATAAGTCTATAATATAGTTTTAAGTTCTTTCTTTCGTATACGATACCGTTATGCTTATTAAATACTTTACCTTTTACTTTTATATATTCGTCGCCCCTATAACGTACCTTTTCTATAAATATAGCTAAGTCTGTATTATCGGCCGTATAAGTATTACCGCTTAATATATCAATGCAGTTAGCACGATAACAAATATTATCGTGCATTTTATTCGAATAATCTTTTTTTAGGTATTTCTTCATAGTATAAAACGTCTAAATTACTAACCTTTATAAGTTTACCTATTTTACCGTCTAAAGTTTCCAGGTATGGGCTAGGTTCTGGCATGTAGGGTACTATCATTATTTCGCATAGGCCGTCTAAATGTATAAATACTGCGCGTTCTGCTTCCGGCCTTTTCATAGCCCCGCCTTATTCTTCTGGTTCTTCTAATAAGTCGAAGGCGAAAGTTTTTTTCTTTTCGCTTTCTTCTACCTGTACTTCTTTTTTATCACTCCAGTTAAACCGGTTCTTCATGTTTAAGCCATATACCTGGCCGTTTATCTGCTTACCGTTCTTACTAAATACTGTATAGTCTACGCCCATGCTTTCCCAGAAGAACTGGCAGCGCGCTTCGCCTATAGAGATGGCGTCTGAAAATTCCTTATGCGCTTTAGCCCAGTCGTATAAAGTCTGCTTAGCGATACCTATAGCGCCGGCGCAGGCTTCTTTAGAATAACCTTTAGCCATAAGTTCTATAACTACTTCGCAGTACTTCTTATCGTATTTCGTAGGCCTTCCTACCGGCTTCTTTTCAGTAGTTTTTTTAGTAGTCTTTTTTAGAACTTTCTTTTTTCGCGTCGGCATTTCGCCCCCCTCTATTTTAGAATACCGCAGTAAAATTCGTATGGACATTTATAAAATGTAAAGAATATTTAAGCAGACTAAAGGGCTTTAGTATAGGTAACCGTTCGCCGTTCTATCAGATACCCCTAAAAATGCCCTAACTATCCGGTATAATTCGCTTTACTGCTATGCAGGGTAACCCATCAACCGGTAACCGTTAGTTTTATACTCTTTTCTACCCTTATATACCCTTTTCTTCTTTTTTATTTTTTTAATTTTTCTTATACCTTTGGCTACAATGGTAATTTATCGGTTACCGGTTGCCACTTGAATATTATCATATACTTACGGCTAAAAAAGGTAACCGATAAATTAAAACTTTGAGTTACTATAGGAAATTTCGCCTAAGTCGATACTAACGCGCGGTATTACCTTAAAATTTTTACCATGTATTTTACGCTGTACAGTATTAAAATTATACTTCTTCATGCGCAGCGAAAAGCCCTTTTTAGATATAACTTTACCGCCTTCGTTCTGGTCTTCGAAGTATCTTACGAAGTTATTATACATGTCGCTATATGTTATATAGTCTTCTTCGTCTGGCGTTCTTTCTACGCAGTCGTCTAAAAATGCTTTAACTATGTCGCTGTTCTTATGTATAGCACCTACCATTTCTTCGACAGCCTTAGACTTAGTAAAAGCTTTATTTTTTAAAAGTCTTTTATACCCCTCTAGCGCCAGGTTAAATATACCGCTTAGTTCTTTTTCTAAGTCGTCTTTTATATGCGGGTTTACTTTTTCAGGGTATTTATTTAAGTCGTAGTCGAAAGGTACTATAAGAAGCCTACGTAGCATACCTTCTGACGTATCTTTAATATATGGCTTTTCGTTATAAGAAATAATAAGCTTAGCCCTGTTTATAAATTCGAAAGCGTCGCCGTATTTATATTCTGCGTTTACTACGCCGTCGCCTGTTAAGTTTTTAAAAGTACCGTTCGTATCGCTAAACGTCTTAGGCGGTTCTTCTTCTGAAAAGTTTACTAACTTACCATGTAGCCCAGAACTGGCGAAGGTATTCTGTTCTAATTTCTGTATAGAAATATTACTACAATTTTCGCCGCCTACTAACATACGTATAAGGTTTATAAAAGTAGACTTACCGTTCTTACCCGAACCTTCCAATATAAGCGCCTTTTGAAAAATATAGTCTTCGCCGCTTACTATGTAGCCCAGGTATTCTAGTAAAATGTTTTTTAAGTCTTCGCGCCCTAGCGTTATTTCGTGCAGAAAGCCTTCGAAGTATTCGGCTTTAGCGTCTGGGTTATACTCATAAGGTAGGCAGTATAGAAAGGGTTTACTACTATCATGCGGTAATAGTTCGCCGGTCTTAATATTAAAGACGCCGTTTTTAAAATTTATATAACCTTTACAGTCTTCGCCTGATAAAAATTCCTTACCGCTGTAGTTACTATCGGTAACCAGGCTTAAAAATTCGCGCCGTTCGTCGCTTTTACTTAGCGGTATAAACTTAGTATAAGCGAAGTTTTTTATTTCTATCTGGTCTGCTATTTTATAATGGCTACCAGTCCATACGTATATTTTCTTTATAGGGCCTACGCTTCTATGCTTATACTGGTTATCGTAAGCTTTAAGTAAGTCGTCGTACTGTCTAATAAGACCGCCGCGCGGCCCTTTAAGGGTAAATCCGCAGTGGGCAGTACCTATAAAGTCGTCGCCTTTAATAAGAATAGGCGAAGTTATCTTTTTATAATGAGTACAATTTTTACAGCCTTCGAAAATTTCTGCGATACCTTCGCACGTTCTAGGCCCGCTAGCCCTTAGCGCCTGTTCGGTAAATTCCTCTAGGTTCTTAGTGTTTATACTAGGGCTGTCGAACTTTTCCCATAGCCTTTTAGTAGTAGCCTGGTCGTCTGTAAAATGCCCGCTAATAGATAGCATAGCGTAAGCATGCGGTTCGTGTACTTCTTCTGGCGAAGCGTCTAGCCATTTAAAAAATTCGCATTCGCGTAGTATAGTTTTATCGTCTGGTAATGGAAAAGAACCTTTAGGCATAGCCAGCTTTTTATTTACTTTTTCGACTACTTCTATTTTTAAGTTCTGTTCTGTTAGGTTATTCTGTATAAGGCGGGCTTCTTTTACTATGTCTTTACCTTCTTTATCTTTTTTAATATTAAAGGTAGAAGGTAGTCTAAGAATTCTAGCGTAGTCCCAGGCGGTAGAATCCTTCGTAAACGGTAAGCCAGCGTCCTGGCATTCTTTTTCTATGTTCTCCAGTAGTTTAAGATAGCCCGCCTTATTTTCTTTTAAGTATTCTTTATCTGTTATTCTTTCTACCTGTATAAGTACATGGCAGCCATTACCTGAATAAACTACCGCGCATTTATTTAAGTCTATGTCTAGCGCCTTAGCTACTAGCGGCGGGTATTCGTCTATTCTATCTAAGTCTATACCGTCTAAGTCTATGGGTATAATGTCCTGGGCCTGCCAGCTAGACTTATAACGCTTACCTTCTAAATGGTGCGCTACTGTATAAAATATATTATAGCGTTCCTTTTCGTTAGGTATAAACTTAGGTAAGTCCTGTTCTATATTATCAAAACAGTCTTTTAAACTTCTATAGCAGAAGTTCGGTATAACTTTAAAGTATATCTTTTCTTCGTCGCTATCCTGCGGCGTCCACGTTCTTAATTTACCTATTTGTATCAAGTATGCCCCCTATGTAGTTATTCTGCTTTTAAAGTGTTTACAATAGTAAGTTAAAAGACTAGACTTGTAAAACATTTCTACGAAGCCTAGCTACGTAGTTATTCTGCCTTTTTGGGCCTAGTACTCCTATTACTAGGCCCTTTTTATTTTAGCGCGGGCTGTAAATTTTATATAAGTAATAGCTAGCTAATACCTTGCGTTTTTATAAATAGTTTAGTAGGTTCTAAAAAATTAGCAGAATAACTTATTACCTAGGGGGTAGAAAATGGCCATAGATAAAAACTACGCTATTATAGAAATAGCTAATATTTTCCTTAAAGCTACAGATAAAGTAGACGCCGATAAGTACGACGACGCCGAAAGCCTGTACCGCGAAGTAGCTAAAGTAACTTTCGAAGACTTAAAAGTTATTTTCCAGTTATTTATAGAACCAGTTTTTAAAGAAGACGAAGAACTACTAAAGCGCGAAGACTTACTAGCGGCTTACCAGGACGAAATAAAAGAACTAAAAGACTGCCTAGATATAAAAATAAATAACGAAAAGATACTAGTAGAAGCGAATAATAGACTGGCTGAAAGCTATAAAGAAAGCCTGGCTAGTAAAGACGACATTATAAGCCTACTTAAAGACTTAGTAGTTAAACTGGCGGGTAAATAATGTTTGAATTTAAGAATTTTAAAGACGGTAATATAGAAGTAACTATAGACGAAAATAACGTAGTACTTATTAAAGAACCTAAAGACGACGAACCGAAAGTAGGCGGGCTTATAAGGTTTACGCCTGCGGGTAAGTTAGTATTTTATAAAATGGGTATGAAGCATTCGCTACATTACTTTAGAAAGTACCAGGCCTACGCTACTATGAAAGGTATTATAGACCAGCTACCAGAAGACAGCGCTATAAAATTAGAAGTAAAAGACGAAGGTAAAACTACGTATTACAGAACTAGCGTAGCAGACTGGAAAAGGTTAAGTACAGTAGACGACTTCGGACATGGTACGCAGTACTTTATGCCAGTAGTACATTTAAAGAACGCCAGCAGGGGGTAAGTATGTTAAGCGAACACGACTTAGAAAGCGCTATAGAGGCTTTAATACTAGCTAGAAAAAAAGAAGCTAATAACTGCGATACTTGGAAGGATAGCGGCGACCGCGGGCTATGCCATGCCCATAAGGTAGTACCGCTTACGAAAGTTATAGAATTTTTACAGCAGACTTTATCCGACTTAAATAAAGATGAAGTATAAAACTAAGCCCTGGGCGCACCAGGACGAACTTACTAAGCTTTTAGAACTTCGCCATAAGCCATACTGGGCCTTATTCTGGGACATGGGTACAGGTAAAACTAAGCAGGCATGCGATATAATGCGGCTAGTAGCTTACCAGTTAGATAGAATACCTAAGACGCTTATAATAGGGCCTGTAGTAGTACAGAATAACTGGTTAGAAGAAATAGAACGCCATACCTACTTCGATACTAAACGCGTCCAGGTAGTAGACGGCCAGACGAAATTAAACGGTAAAAAGAATAAGAACCCTAGTAAGAAGCTAAAGATAGAACAGGTAGAAAATTATAAAAAAGATATATTTATAATAAGTACTGAAACGGTAAGCGACAGCGCGGGCAGCGTATTCGACCACTTAAAACGCGCTCACGAATTCGAACTTTTAATAGTAGACGAATGCCATAACTTTAAGAACCCTACAGGGGTTAGGACTAAAGCGCTACATAAGTTTACCAGGCAGCCCAGTCTAAAGTATAGGTATATACTTACAGGTTCGCCTATACTACAGAATGCGCTAGACTTATGGTCGCAGTTTTACCTTTTAAACCCGGACATTTTAGGCGCTAACTTCTTTAGTTTTAGAAGTAAATATTTTTACGACGCGAACGCAGCCATGCCTAGTAACGTGCATTTTCCGAACTGGCAGCCGAAAGACGAAAAATACTTTAAACGTATGGGTTATCGCGAAGAAGAAGACTTAAAAGGGCTAAATAAAATTATATACCAACATGCTAATAGGGTTATGAAGTCAGATACTTTAGACTTACCCGACATGATATACCAGAAAATACCGGTAGAAATGCCTACTAAGCAGCGTAAAATATACGACGAATTTAAGAATACTTTAATAGCTTTTTTAGAAGGGCAGCCGGTAAAAGAATTTTTAAACGAAGCCCTGGCGCAGTCTCTACTAGGCGAAATAGAACTACCTGAAACTATGCGGGCAGATACGGCTATAGTACAGACGATAAGGCTACAGCAGCTTATATGCGGTATATTTACTACTGAAGACGGCAGTATAAAACATATAGAAAATAATAGGCTAAAAGTTCTACGTTCGCTTTTAGAAAGTATATGTACGAATAAAGAAAATAAAGTAATAGTATGGACGACATTTACCCCAACTTACGAACCTATTAGTAGTATATGTAAAGAACTGGACATAGGACATACTTTTCTAACAGGCCAGCAGAATAAAGAAGAAAAAGATACTAACGTAAAAGCGTTTAACACTGACGAAGACGTACAGGTAATTATAGCTAACCAGGGCGCTGGCGGTACTGGTATAAATTTAACCGCAGCTAATTACGCGGTATACTTTAGTCGTTCTTTTAACCTGGCCCACGACTTACAGTCTGAAGCTAGAAATTATAGAGGCGGGCAGAAAAGAAAGGTAACTAGAATAGACTTAGTTACCCCTGATACTATAGACGAAGCTATTTTAGAAAAGTTAAAAGATAAAAAAGAACATGCAGAAGACATACTAAAAACGCGCGAATTCAGCGCGAAAGAAGTACTAAAGCTTATTTAGCCCCCTATTATACCGCGTTCGTAAAATGCTGCCCAGTCGTCTTTTACGTCTTCGTAACTAACTTCGTCCCAGTACTCGAAAATTTCGCGTTCGTTAAACCCCTGGGCTTTTAGCCTACCGCTTAACCAGTTAGGGCCAGCTATAACATAGTCGTAATGTTCTTTAATACCATAATGGTCGTCGGCTTCGACTAACTGAAGCTGTAAAACGAATTCGCTACCATTTACTACCTTACGCGCTAAATTTCTAAAATACGGCTTTCGGCATTCTAACGTATCGCAGTCGGGGTTACCGCATTTAGTACATACGTTATCAGGGTTAGGGTTACAATTTAGACAGCCTTCACCGTCGCATACTCTACACATAGTTTACCTACCTTTTTATAAGTTTATATCGTAGCAGCCTTCGTACTGATAGTAAGGGCTGCATTCGTATTCTGCTAGTTCTGAAGTAACGCCAGTACGACTTATTACGTCTACTACGCAGGCGCTTTTAGCTTCTTCTTTAGTAAAACAGCGGTTACGACGGCTGTCTACGTCGCCGCAGCTAGTAAGAAAAACTAGTAAGAAAAAGCCTATAATTTTCATATAAATATTATAGCATATAAATATAAAATATATTGCATTTTTTACTTTACTTTTATCTTATTAGCGTTTAACTTTTTAACACTGTAAAAACAATAGGCAGAATAATTACGAACTAAGGGGTAGAAATGTCGGAAAATTTAACAGAACAGTCTAAAGTATTAAAAGAAATTAAACAGCTAGCCGATAGCGTTTACGCGCTAAAACTGGCAGCAGACGCCGCCGAAAAAGAGTATAAAGACGCTAAGGCTAAACTAGTCGAAATAATGGTACATGCAGAAGTCGATAAAATGCAGGCTGATACTGTAACCGCGTCGGTTAGTATGAAGTCTAGCGTATCTGTACCTAAAGAACATGATAAGAAAAAAAGAGTATTCGAGTATATAGAAAATACCTACGGTAAAGAAGTACTTTTCGACATGCTCACTATAAACGCCAGAAGCTTTTCTAGCTGGTATACAGCAGAACAGAAGAAGCATATAGAAGCCGGCGCTTTCGACTGGCAGCTAGACGAAATTAAACCGCACGAATACGAAAGCCTAGGGCTTCGTAAAAGGGCTAAAAAATAATGTTTACTTTAATAGACTTAAAAGACTTACAGGCAGCCAGGGTAAACGAAGCCCTGGGTACTATCGTTATATTTCTAAAAGGGCGCGAAGAAGCTATTTATATAAACGAAGACGACGCTTTATACGAAGTATATAGAAGCCATTTCGAAAAAGAACTAAAGAACATAACTAAATAACTGGCATGTAGCCAGGGTAACTATAGGAGTATATTTATATGAGTACTAAGAAAAAAGAACTGGTAGTAAAAAACGACTTTACGGTAAGTAACGAATTCGCCGGTATGTTTAATACCGAACTAGGGCTAGGCGCTGCTGAAAATATTGATAGCGAAGACATAGTTATACCTAAAGTACATTTAGCGCAGGCGCTTACGCCAGAAGTTAGCGCCGGTACTGTTAAAGCTGGGCAGTATATGAACAGTATCGAAAAGACTTTAGTAGGCGACAGCCTAGACATGTTCGTAATAGGTAAAGTAAAGCTATGGCAGTTTTACTACGAAATAAAGCAGGGTAAGAAAGTACAGAAAGAATACTTAGGTACTATAGAGCATACGCCGCAGAATAAAGACTTAGCAGATATACCTTATATACCTGAAGAACTAAGAAAAAGGGCAGAAGAAAAAGGCGTAAGCGAAGACATGCTTATAAAGCCAGATAAAGTACTACGTTTTTCTGTATTACTTTTAGAAGAAGTACTAGGCGGGTTCGCTTTTCCTTACTTCGTAGACTTTAAAAGAACTTCTTACCCAGCGGGTAAACAGTTAGAAAGTATTTTCGCTAAAATGCGTTCGGTTAAGTTACCGTCGTATGCTAAAGTATTTACCCTTTCTTCTGACTTCGTAAGTAACGACTACGACTACTACGTAAAAAAGGTAGGCATGGGTAGAAATATTACTACAGAAGAACTGCCCCAGGTAGAGCGCTGGCTAAAAGAATTATCGGATAATAAGGCTAAATATAAGGCAGACGAAAGCGACGTAAACGAAGAAAGCTATACTGTAGAAGCAGAAGCTACAGAAGTAAATACTAACCAGAAATTTTAAGGGGTAACTTATGAGTACTAAAACGAACAGAACAGCACGTAAAAAAGTAACTAGAAAAGTAAACGCTACTAAAAACGCTAACCGCGTTACTATGACAGCGGTACAGGCCAGAAGAATACAGACGGCTTTAGCTAAAGCAGGCGTAAATTATAAATTTTTAGATACTAAACTAGCGAACTTATAAACTAAGTTCGTATTATCCTACAGACTAGCCCCCTTTTCGGGGGCGTCCTTAAAGGTAAAAGATGAAAAAGAAAGAACCGCGCAGCGAAGTACTTTACGCGCATATAAAAAAGTCGAATAAATTATTTATAAAAAAGAACTATAAAAAGTTCGGGTATTCTACCGCGTCCGAAATGGTAGACGAAATACTAGACGAAGTACGTCTAAGAATAAAAGGTAATACTAAAATAACTAATAAGAAGGTAAAATAGTGGACATAGAAATAAAAGAAGGTATTACTTTAGTAACTGCTTACGTAGACGGCGACTACGTAGTAATACATACTAAAGAACAGACTTTAAACGAAATAATGATATATATAAAAAACTTTTTAATAGCTTCTGGCTTTAGTAAAAAAAGTATAGACGAATATATAATAACAGAATAAGAAGGTAAAAATGCAGAATATTACAAGCGAAAGCCCTATACAGATAATTGATAAACTTATTAAAGACGTAAATAAAAACGACTGGCTAGATAAAGCAGCGCAGACGTATGTAACGCATGGTATAGTACTAGTAAAACAGACGCTAGAAAAAGAAGGCTATAACTACGAAGTATATAACCCATATAATAACGACCAGCTAAGTTTTTTATAATGGCTAGATACATAGTAGAACATAAGACTTTCGAAGAAAGCCTAGATAGGCTATTTAATAGCGGCGGGTTATTTATAGCGCTAGATACTGAAACGACAGGACTAGAACCTTATAAGGGTAATAAGCTTTTTAGTATAATTTTATCGACTGAAGAAGACGACTTTTACTTTAACTTTAATACCGAACTAGATAATACAGGCCAGCCCATACCTTACGAGTATATGCTGCCGCCTAGCTGGTTAGATAGGTTTAAGCCTTTATTCGAAAATTCTACCTATACCTGGTTTATTCATAACGCTAAATTCGACTTACATTTTTTAGCGAAAGAAGGGCTATATTTAGCCGGTACTGTTTACTGTACGCAGACGCTAGCCAGGTTAGTAAATAACCGCCAGCCTTCGTATAGCCTAGCTAACCTAGGTAAGCATATAGGACACGATAAAGACGACGCGGTAGAAGCATATATTACTAAACATAAGCTTTATACAGACGTAGACGTAGGTAAGAAAAAGCCTAAGCGCTTAAAGCATTTCGAAAAAGTACCGTTTAAAATAATAAGCGAATACGGCTTAACAGACGGTAGGGTATGCTACGAACTAGGTACATACTGCCTAGATAGACTAGCTAAAATAAACATGCAGCAGCTAAACGAAGGCTTACCTCTAGTAAATAATGTACTAAATATAGAAAGTAATTTATCTAAAGCTTTATTTAAGTCAGAAAAGCGCGGTATTCTTATAGATAAAGAATACTGCCAGGCAGCCCTAGCGTATGAATTAGACATTTATAACGAAGCCTGCGCTAAATTCGAAGCCTATACAGGCCTAGAATACCAGGACAGCCGAACAGTACTTAAAAAAGCTTTTGAAAAAGCGGGGTTACCCTACGGTACTACGCCGAAAGGTAACCCTTCTTTTAAAGACGAACTTTTACCAGATAACGAAATAGGTAACTTAATTAAACAGGCCAGGGCTGCGTATAAAAGGGCTAATACATACTTTAAAAACTTCTTAGAACTAGCAGACGACAGCGGCGCTATACACTGTAGTTTTTTACAGGCTGGTACGGTTACTGGCCGTATGTCCTGTATAAACCCTAACCTTCAGAACGTACCTAAAAGGGGCGAAGACGACGCCGCCTACCCGGTAAGAAAAGCTTTCGTACCCAGACCAGGCTACTTTTTTATAATGGTAGACTTCGACCAGATGGAATACCGCCTACTACTAGACATAGCCGGCGAAGAAGAAGTAATACGCCAGATAAACCTAGACGGCTTAGACGTTCATACGGCTACAGCTAACGCTATGGGTACTAATAGAACCGCGGCTAAGACGCTTAACTTTTTACTACTCTACGGCGGGGGCGCGCAGAAGCTAGCCGACGCTCTAGGTATTACCTTAAACGAAGCTACGAAGCTTAAAAGCAGCTACTTTAGAAATTTAAAGAAGGTAAAAGGGCTTACTAAAGCCCTAACTGACGTAGCTAAAAGACGCGGCTATATTGTAAACTGGGCCGGGCGCAGACTTATGTTAGACGAAGAAGCCCCTTATAGAATGCCTAACCACTATATACAGGGCGGCTGCGGCGACGTATGTAAATTAGCTATGGTAGAAATAGATAAACTACTAGACGACTACGACAGTACCATGCTTTTACAGGTTCACGACGAACTTATAATAGAAGTAAAATACGGCGAAGAAGAAGTAATACCTAAAATAAAAGATATAATGCAGACGGTCTACCCGCATACTAGCCTACCCCTTACAGCCGGGGTAGACTATAGTAAAAATAACTGGTTCGATAAGGGGGCGTATGAATAACGGCGAACAGTTTACCGAAAACTTTTTAAAGGCTTTAGGTATAGAAATAAAAGAGACTAAAGAAGGGCTTTACGCTATCTATTTAAAGGGCGAAAAAGTAAAAGACTACGGCAAAGACTTTTTAAGAAAAGAAGACGCTGTAGGATATATAAACGAATACTTTTCAAAAGGGGGCGAAAATGGCGAAGCTACTAACGCTACTAAACGTATTTATACTACCGAAAAATTATTCGGTAGACTTAAACGAATATTTACATACCGACGAAATAAAATGTAAATGTAGGTTTAAAGACTGCCACTATACCCTAGTAAGCCAGCAGACCGTAGACGCTTTTTATAGAACTAGGCTAGCTTTCGGCGCTGTACTTAGAATAAATAGCTTTTTTCGCTGTCAGAAGCATAACGACGCTGTAGGCGGCGTACCGCATTCTAGCCATACTACAGGCCTCGCCGTAGACATTTCTACCCGCGGCTTTACCGGTAAAGAAATAGAAAAACTACAAGACATAGCTAAGCAAAACTTCGACTACGTAAAAACTTACCCTACTTTTATACACTGTCAGGTAAACCCTACCGCAGCAGTAGGCGGGGTATGTAATGGCTAAGCAGAAAGAAAGCATTTTCGCAGAAGCCGTCGATAAAGACTTACGCCGGGTATTCGGTTCTAAAGTATGGGTAGAAAATATACAGCAGTCTACTAAAAAGGGTACGCCAGATAGACTTATCTGCCTAAATGGTACTTTCGTAGCCCTAGAACTTAAAGTAGCCGGGGGTACAGCTACGCCTCTACAGGTTAAAAAGCTACTAGACATAACTAAAGCCGGCGGTAAAGCGTACCTAGTTTACCCGCATACCTGGCCTATAATATTAGAAGAACTAAGAAAATTTACGCTTTCGTAAAATACAACTTTTTATAATGCTTACCGGTTCTATATTATCTCTTTTTATTTCGGCGTCGTCTGTATCTACTACCCAGTGGGTTAGTACTACATGTTCTTTATCGTCTTTAACTACCCAGCCGACTACTTCGCATACCATTTTATCTTTTTTACCTATACAGTGGTCGTAAAATCTAACCTTATATAGTTCGCCTTCTTTAAAGCTATGTTTAGCCATTTTTATACCGTCCTAGGGTTATTATCTTTAGCGTCTAGCCTGCTAAAGCTAGAACATGTTTTACACCGTAGCCGCTGGTAGGCTTTAGTTTTAGTATAATAGTAGCCCCAGCAAATTACGTCTTCAGAACCGCAGCTAGAACAGACTTTCGTACCTTCTTCAAACTGCTTCTTTTTTCTATATAAATTTCTGTTAGGTAAATTTTTAGCGAACGGCCTAAGCTTTTCGAAGACTTTTTCTAATAGTACTACGTCCTGTTTACAGTACTTAGTCATAAGTTTTTGCGCGTATTTTATACGTTTACTAACTTTAAGCCATAACTGCCAGCCGCCATTTTCTAGTTTACTATCTCCTACTAGCCATTCGCCTAAGTAGCCCAGCCGGTTATTAAAACTAAGTATATTTTTTCTAGCTAGTAGACAGGTATCTATATGCGGTATATCTGGTAGTACTGGTAAGCCATGTACTAAAAAGCGCGTCTGTATATGTCGCCAGTCGAACCTTCGCCCGTTATGGGTTATAACCGCGTCGGCTTCTGATAATATTTCGTGAATAGCTTTACATACTTCGTAGTCGTCGTTTACGTCTTTAGCCCAGCGTTCGGGGTAGTCCCAGGCGTTTATACAGTATGTACCTTTTTCGCCTAGAAATTTATAGCCTACGCATATAATAGAAGTTATAGTAGCCTTCATAGTTAAGCCAGGGTAATTACCTAGCTGCGTCCATACTTCTAGCGCCTTTTCGTTATCCGGCAGCGTTTCAATGTCGAATAATATAATTTTAGGCTGTGCCATGTTCTACCGTCCTTAGTAGTATAAATAAATTATATCTTACCTAACGGCAGTAGTCGCCCCTTATTCTTATTAGCCTTTTTACGTTAGGTTTTACTTCGGTCGCCCAGTCTTCTACATAGAAGCCGGCTATACCTTCGCAGTATTCTAGTTCGTAATTACCTTCTATAAAGTCTTCGCCGCATAGCGCAGGCTTTACAGTACTGTAATTATTCAGGTTAAAACAGCGGCAGCGGCAGCGGTTAAATTTAAAAGATATATCGCATAGCGGTAAATAGTCTATAGTGGCCCTTCTAACCTCACTACAGACTAGCTTAGTACGGCAGCTAGTACTTAAAAGAACTATCGACAGCGCTATTATAGCCGTCTGGGTTATTTTCATCTCTAGCCTTTTCTATACGGCGAACTATTACCCTACCCTTTACCTTATCGTACTGGTAACCGACTTCGTTTAAAGCGTATTTTATAATAGGTTCGCCTATTTCTTCGTAAAGTTCGGTAACGACTAGGCGTATAAGCCAGCCTTTAAAGCCGCCCATAGCTGCGCTACCTAGTAATTTTTTTAAGGCCAGCTTTACTGCCTGGCCTTTTAAAAAGCTTATTAAATACTGTTTTACAGCCTTTAAAGTTAGCTGTAATTTATTCAGCGTCTACCCCTAAAAGTTTAGACATGTCTAGCTTTTCTTCAATAAGCTTTTCTACTTCTACTTCTACTACAGGCCATAACGCCGCGTAAGCCATGTCGTCGTAAGGGTTAGCGCTGTCTTTTACTGCTTTCTGTAGCGCTTCGTCGGCTACTTCAGTTACTACTTCTTTTACTAGCCCCTTTAGGTCTAAGTACTTTACTACTAGTTCTAAAACTTGTTTTTTCATCTTTTACCCTTTTAGTAAAAAGTTCAACTACTCGGAGTTTCCGAGTAGTAGGTTATTCTTTAG